ACAGCCAGCACATTTTAAAAATCAGCACTGATAGCGGCACCTCTTTTACCAAAGTACCGCTGCTGACCAACATTGACTTACCGGAAATGAAAAAAACCCTCGATGAAATCACAACTACGGACGCTCGCAACAAGCAGCAAGCTGTCGTTAACTTCATTGAAGTCAATGACCCCGCATTCGAGCTGGCCTATAAACCAACCGACCCCCAACATATTGCGATTAAAGACGCTTTTGACTCCAATGAAGTGGTCCACTGTGAGATTCATTTCGATGATATCGCCGTTGACGGCTTTAAGTTCCAGGGTCAGATTTCAGAATTTACCCTTGTTCCTGACATCAAGAAAAAATTACGTGCAAAAGGCTCAATCGTTATAGGCAGCAACGTCGAGTCTATTACGTCAGCACCTTAATCCAAGCCGGTCACCGCTTACTTAGCCCACTTAAACGTGGGCTTCTCTATTTCTAATTTTATTCGAGATTATCATTATGGCCACACCAAAAACCCGCAAACCAGCAACACGTAAGCCGACCGCATCCAAGTCGAGCGCACTAACTAAGATGACGCTACTTTCTGCGATAACGTCATCAGCTATGCTCAAGCCTGAACGCCTACCTATTCCAGAGCTTAACGGTGATGTTTTTGTCAAACGAATGACATTAGGCGAACGTGACCAGTATTTTGAAGATATGAAAGAAGTTACCAAAGCTGGTGGTAACGGTAACGCTCAAGCCTTTATTTATGCTATCGCCACTGAAGATGGTGAGCCCATGTTTACCCTGGCAGATATTGAGGAGGTAAAATCATTGCCACCAGTGCTAACACTCAGTGTTATTAATGAATTTAATATTATCAACCGATTTATCAACCGTGATGATGGCGATGAAGGTGCTGACGAAAACGAAGATGGTGACCTAAAAAACTCTTAAGCCAGCCAGATAGATTTTTTAAATTCAAACTGGCTGGCCATCTTGGTAAAACCGTGGCTGAAATCAACGAGATGGTGACTATTGATGAGCTAAGAGAGTGGCAAGCATACGATCGAGTAAGTCCAATTGGCGCTTATCGAGGGGATGTGCAAGCGGCAATGATCGCCCTATCAAATTCTGGGGGCAAGGAATCCACGCTATCCGACTTTATACTATTTGACCGAACGCCAATGACAGCTAAACAAAAAGCTGTTATTGATAAAAGAAACGCTACCGCTCGTAGTGAGGCTTATGTCCAAAACCTTGTTTCTACGTTGCAAAGCCGCGTAAAAACTAAATAATTGCTGTTATGTTGCTGAAACACTAAGTGTGCGTTATAGTTGTTCTTTGTTTGCATTACTAGGGAAGACTATGAAGCGACTCTTACTAGCAGCCATATTATTACCTTGCACCGCAATGGCCAATGACTGGGCCTATGAAGAACAGACAAGCGACTTTGCACCCACCAGAATACAAGCTTATTTGGATTCTGATTCAGGGGAAGTATTAGCAACCGGAGAAAAATCCCAGGCGGCTATTGTTATATCTGTTGATAAAAAAGACCCGCTTAAGTTTCAACCACGAGTAAACATACTTTTGTATAACGATTACGCCAGCCCCTGTTATAAATATTGCAGCGTTCTGCTAAACATAGACGGCAAGGTGCAAGAGCCGCTTGAGGCACGCAGTCCCAATAAATCAGCATATGCGGTTTCAAGCTCACGCGGCTTTATTAAGAAAATTGAGAACGCCCAAAGCATTAAGATAGCGACCAAGTCAGCTAGAGGAGATATGTTACAGTTTGAATTTAAGCCTAATAACCCGCTTAACAATACAAAATTAAGGCTTAACTAAAGCAGTAGCACGACATTAATAAATAAGCGCCTTAGCAGTATAAAGCCCCGTCATCCGATGGGGTTTTTTATTGCCCAAAATTCGGAGTGCGGCATGGCAAAAGTATTACAACGGCTTGATATCTTACTGTTTGCGAACACCGCACAGTACCGCCGCGAAATGCGTGATACGCAAGACAGCACTACCACTATGTTTGGAGCAATGCGGGCTGACGCCGTCAAGTTAGGCAAAGTTGGTGCCGCAGCTTTAGCGGGAATGGCCGCAGCTGGAACAGTAGCTGTCGGGGTTTTGATTAAAGAGCAAATAGAGCTTGGCACTGAAATAGTTAAGCTTGCGCGGATATCCAATACGGGCGTTGAGTCCATGCAAAAGCTCGCTATCGCAGCCAAAGCGGTGGGCGTTGAGCAAGACACCCTAGGCGATATATACAAAGACACTCAAGATAAAATCGGCGACTTTTTAAGTAGTGGCGGCGGTGCAATGGCCGACTTTTTTGAAAACATCGCACCCCAAGTTGGCTACACTGCCGAACAATTCCGCGAACTATCCGGTCCCGACGCGCTTCAGCTTTACTATAACGGTCTGCAAGAAGCTAATTTAAGTCAGTCTGAGCTGATGTTCTATATGGAAGGCATCGCTTCAGATGCCTCCCTGCTTATCCCTTTGTTACACGATGCAGGGAAAGGTTTTGATGTGTGGGCAAGCGCCGCCGAAAACGCTGGGGCGGTCATGGATGAAGAAACCATTCGCGCCACTCAAGAGCTAAGAGCCGCAAATGACTTGATGGCGCTATCTTATGATGGCGCTAAAATACAATTAACGAAGGGCATATTACCGGTATTATCCGACCTTTCTGGTGCGCTAGTTGACGATGCAAACGCCTCAAACCTGGCGCGTGCCGCTGGGGAAGATTTAGCATCAGGGCTAAAAGGATTGGCAAAAGTAGGGATAGGTGTGACGGCTGTGTTTGACGCAGTGGGAAGTACGATTGGCGGCGTCGCTGCTACGATATCGACCTTAATGCAAGGTATAAACTTAAATGATAACGCAGTTGTCATGACGCTGAAGCTTGCTAAAAACTTTACAACAGCGGATGAAGTGGCAAAAATAGCTGAAGAAGATATCATAGCGTCGCTAGATAACTACGCAGATAAAATGGCGTTCATTGATAGCCTGGGAACGGGTGTTTATTCAGGCACCGTAGCGGAGGTGGTCAAGTTAAATTCAGCACAAGACACGCTAAACAATACGCTAGGGCTTACCGGCACCCAGCAAAAAAACAATGCCGCCGCCGCCGAATCAGCCGCAAAAGCATCTGGCAAGGCAATAGAAGCACAAGCTCGGCTTGTCGCTATCACGGGCGATTCAGGCGTTGGCAAAGCGCATGTCGATTTTAGATATGCACGCGGTTCTGATTTGTACGGTAAAGAAGTACGGCCAGAACATCTTTCGCGGTTTCAAGCGGATGGCAAGGCTGTCACTAACTACGAGAAAACCAGCGGCTTTGGTCCACGAAACACTGGCATACCTGGCGCATCAAAATATCATTTAGGCACTGACTATGCGACCCCAATGGGCACAAAAATCACTACCAAAGTCGCAGTAACAGACGTAAAAACATGGTATGACGAAAAAGGCGGTGGCTATGTATCAGATGTTAACTTTGCGGATGGGGTTAAATTTAGCATATTACATCAGATGCCTGCCTCAAAATCCATCAAAGGCGGCGCGTCCGGCAACGAAAGCAACACTTATACCCAATCAACCGGGCAAGCTGACCAAATAATTAAGCAGCATATGGCAGAACAAACGCGTTTACTAGAGCAACAATCACACCAACGCGCCGCCATCCGCAGAGATTATGCAGACGAAGCCACCCAAATCGAAACCAAACTAAAAAATGACATTCTGAAGATTAGCGCAAGCGAGTTTAGTGATGATGAGCGTGACACTTTTATTGCTGACGCGATAGACCGGGCAAATATTAAGTCGGCGCAGTTAACCCTCAATCATGATCAACAAATGCAGTTTGCACAGCAAATTGGACAAACAGAATCTGAGCGCATTAACAAGCAGTATGCGCTTGAACGTCGCGAAATCTCTTTAACTATTGGTATGGATGAAGAACTGCGCACGGCAAAAATAAAGTCATTAAATATGGCCGAACAAGATGCGCTTACTGAGTTGCGCTACGCTCATGAACGTGAGTTGCAGCAACTGACTAATGTCGGAAAAAGTCAACTTGGGATATTACGTCAGTCTTATAAGAACCAACGCCGTGAGCTTGACCAACGCACTGATATCAACCCCGCCCAAAAATCAAGCTTAAGCAATGCGATGGCTGGTGCTCAAAAACAAGACACCAATGACTTACAATCAAATGTACGAGATAACTTTAACGACCAACAAGCAGAAATGGGTGGTTACAGTGAAAACAACGCACTTGAGCAAAAATATAAACAACGATTAGAGACAATAAAATCCGCGCTTAAAAACGAAGTTATTGTTGAGGCCGAATCCCATCAAGCCAAGCTTGCTGCCAAAACAGAATATGAAACCGCATCAAATCAGCTCGCAATCGGCAACGCTCAAGATATCGCTGGCAGCTTATCGTCTATTGC